GTTTCTAAGTAGTAAAGGTCCTAGGGCTAGTAGCCTAAACGGTAAACGCCCGTACGGTACCGGCCCGGTTAGTAGGTACTAACCCTAGGGGGTAGTAGGGGGTAAGGACTAGGGGCTAAAAACCGCCTATTAGCGGGGACTTTAGGGTACTAAGCTAGTAGGCGCTAACCCGCCGCCGTTATTACGCCCCCTAATCCTACCGCCCCCGTAGCCTAGCTAGTAAACGTAGCCTACCTAGAAAACTAGGGTTAGGGTCCCCCGGCCCGGTGCGGGACGTTTCCATTCGCACCAACCCCCTCGACTCTCCGTGGAACAAATCCTGACTAGCGTCCAGTGTGCATGTGCGCTACCATGCCCCACCAGATCATGCCACAGAAGAAATCCTCGGACCAGAATCTCCCAGAAGAGGCCAGAGAAAATCTGGCAAAATCTGAGAATGCCCTCCGGACACTTCGTCTGACCAAGCGTAGAGAGAAGAAGGAGGCGCAGAGGAGACGTCTGGGACAACGAAAGATCAAGAGGCGTCCAGCAGCGAAGATCACTCTTGCAGGTGGCAAGACTGAGCATCGCCCGAGTGAAATGAGGTACAAGTACGTGACATCTACGGGAGCACCCGCTGTATGCGGAGCGCAAAAGCGAAAGAAGAACGGCGGCGGTACATGTCAGATGCCTGCGGGCTGGGGGACCAAGCATCCAGGGACCGGAGCTTGCAAGTATCACGGAGGCTCGAGCCCAACGCACCTGAGAAAGTCCTGGAACGACGAGCTCGATCGGCTACTCGGTACAGAGTTCGAGATCGACCCGCTCAACGCGCTGCTCTGGCTCATCAGGATCGCGGCAGGAGACGTCCTGTTCTGGCAGCGAGAGATCCTGCACCTGCAGAATGAAGCTCAACAAAACGGTCTACGGCCCGTCGAAGCTCTCAAGGAAGACACGATCGTTGGCGAGCAGCTGATCCTCGCCGGCCGCAAGTACGAACAAGCGCAGGAGCGCCTCGCCAAGCACTCGAAGCAGGCCTTCGACGCCGGTGTGACCGAGCGCATGGTTCGCGCAGCCGAGATCTACGGCGAGCTCATTAGCAAACTCCTCCAGAACGTCATCCACGACCTCGTCGACACCAATCCAGACCTGAGCCCACAGCTGAAGATGAGACTCCACGAGCGGGCAGCGGTCGTCATCCCACAGCGACTGATGGAGCTCGATCAGACCGGAAACAGCAATCACGGAACCAACGGCGACCAGCCACTGCCCATCATCGAGCACAAGCAGCTGAGCCGCACCTGACAACCACCCAGTCAGAGGGCACAAACCGCGCTAGCCGCCCCCTCAGCTAGCATGCCCTGCGTTTCGCTCAATCCGAGCACCCAACGAGCAAGAGTCAGGTGACTTTCCATGCAACTCAACGCACAAGACTGGAGTAACGCAAGGTGCAACGCCGAGCAACTCGCGGAGAGGCTCGGTTGTTGCTTGATCGGCGTCAAACTCGACCTCAACGTGGGCCACGACGCCTGGAGAGCGATCATCCTTCAGGATGACAAGGAAGTGGAGGTCGCACTGACCTCTGAGCGCGGTGGGCGCTAAGAAGGAGGCATGATGGACTGGTTCATCGCACTACTCGCGATTCTGTGGGCTCTGTTCAATCCTCAGCCTGCACCGACGCCCGCACTCGTGCTCGACACACCCGACACGATCGAGCTCACGTTCGATTCGACGACCCAGACCTATACGGCGACCGGGTCTGGACTCACAGAAGGCACTGTGTACGAGGCAACATTCATCGCATACGAGGCGAACGATCCGTACGGCTTCTATCTGGGGCACAGCGAGCTCCCGGTCAGGAGTAACGGTACCGTCACCTTCACGGCGACGAGCGACATGTTCTGGAAGCAGCCGTACCCGACGCAGCAGATCGTCCAGCACATGCAGTTCTGCTTACGTCCACCGGGATCACCCGCCGATGCACAAGCAATCAGCGACGAAGGTCAGCCACTCTGCACCGACCTCTTCTTCGACATGACGGAGGCGATGCTGTGAGCAGCGGCGTCCGCATGGGTGATCCGCTCAAGCCTTGCCCTGGGGACGCCACCAACGGGATCCATGAGTGGGTCGCCGTCGCAAAGCAAGGGACTGGCGATCCACTCCCCGGTGCGAGGTGCTGTCTCAACTGTAACGCCTTCGATCCCGGCCCGCAGGACATTCGCATCAACAAGAAGGATTCGCTAGTGCCACTGTTCCCGGCCGCGACGAGGAGCTACCGCATCATTCGGGGTCATAATCCCGACGACACCACGCCAAATGCAGATCCCGAGAAGAGCACAGGCCAGATTTGACCCCGAGACCCGGATTCGAACTGAAGCTTCCACCCGGAACGGGGCAGGCCGCTGCGGACAGACTGTATCCACGCAGCAGTCACTACCTTCTCAATCCGAAGATGTGGATCGAGGACGTGCTCGACGAGTTCGTTTGGTCCAAGCAGCTGGAGATCCTCGAGAGCCTGCGCGACAACAAGCAGACGGCCGTCATGTCCTGCCACGGTAGTGGAAAGAGCCATATCGTCAGTAGGATCATCGGTTGGTGGCTGGACCCGCGCGTGCACAAGCTCGGGAGCGCATTCGCGGTCACAACGGCTCCCAGCTGGCCACAGATTGAGGCTATCCTCTGGAGATACCTCAAGCGCGTCCACAACAAGGGTCAACTGCCCGGACGTATCGCTGGAGACTGTCAGTGGCACATGGCCGAGGCGAGCGCGCGTCGAAAGATAGGAGACGCGACCGAAGAGCTCATCGCGATGGGTCGAAAGCCTGCAGACTACGACGAGAACTCTCTGCAGGGAATCCACGCCCGCTACGTGCTCGGAGTCATCGACGAAGGTAACGGAGTCCCCAAGCAGCTGTTCGATAGCATTCTGAGCATCACAACCAACGACGATTCAAGGGTGATTGCGATCGGGAACCCCGAAGACCCGTCCAGCCACTTCGCAGATGTCTGCAAGGCTGGATCGGGCTGGAACGTCATCAAGATCCCTGCATGGTGCACTCCGAACTTCACTATGTCGGTCTGCAAGGAATTCGAGCGGGTCAGACCGATTCCTGAGGAGGAAGTGCCAGAGGACGTCGCTGCTGAGCTCCTGAGCATCAACTGGGTTCGTGACCGCGCCAAGGACTGGGGAATCGGCTCCCCGAGTTGGCAGGGCAAGATCGAGGCGGAATTCCCCGAGGTCACCGACGATACACTGTTCTCGCCGAAGATGCTCAAGAAGGCTGCTGAGTGCAATCAGGTCGGGCTCGAGCTCGGTCAGTACGGGATCGATATCGCCCGATTCGGCACAGACAAGTCTGTCGTCTACAGAAACCGCGGATTCCAGATCAGACTCGAGGAAGAGTGGTTCAAGAAGGACACAGAGGAATCTGCCGACATCGTGTACGAGATCATCGCTCGTCACGGCCCGAACAAGGTTGGAGGCACCATTGACGCCATCGGAGTCGGTGCCGGCGTCTTCGACAAGCTCAAGAGGCGGGGAATCAAGATCAGAGCCTTCTACGGCTCCGAAAAGGCGAGAAACCCGAAGAGATTCAGGAATCGCCGTGCAGAGGTTTACTGGATGTTCAGAGTGCTCATGGACGACGGTCTGCTCGATCTGGACCCGAAGGATGAGCTTCTGTTCAACCAGCTAGGCTCCATCAAGTGGTGGGAGAACGACGCCGGCCAGATCGTGGTGGAGAGCAAGGACGATATGAGGGAGAGGGGTCTGCCCTCGCCAGACCGTGCGGACGCGGCGGTCCTGAGTATCGTCAAGAGAGGCTCGACGAAGGAAGATCAGCAGCGTCGCAAGAATCATCAGCGACAGCACACGAATACTAGCGATCTACTCGAAAGAGTCATGTAGAAGGGAGCAGAGATGCAACTGGTCAAGATGGAAAGTCCAAACCAGTCAGACCGCATCCATGGAGATGCAGCGGTCAGATTGGTTGTCGTGCATACACCCGAAGGGTCGTATAACAGCGCGATCAATACATGCATGACGCCGTCCGCTAAGGTTTCGTACCATCGCATCTACAAGAAGGACGGGCATGAGGCGACGCAGCTGGTCAATTTCTCCAAGAAGGCGTGGCACGCCGGTGCGGTGAACTCGCTCTCTGACGGCCTCTCTGTAGAGGGGCATGCCAAGCATTTCGATCTGAAGGATCCTGGAACAATGGAGCTTGCGAGAGGCGTCGCTGAGAGACTCTACACCCGCAAGCTTCCTGTTCAATGGACGACAGACTCAGTGAAGGGTGGATTCTGTCGCCACGCTGATCTCCAAGACGACAGACACGATCCAACCGATGATTTGGCAGAGTGGCGCCTTTTCGTCGGAATGGTCAAGGACGCCTACATCAAGATCGCGAACAAGGAGATCAAGGGCTGGCCGAAGCCGGTTCCGCAGTGGTTCTGGGCTTGGGCTCGCTGGAAGTTGGGTCACGGTGAATATGCCGAGTTTGGACCGGGTAAGGGTCCACGCCCGAGTACGGCACCGAGAGTCATTCCGGTCTGGGCGTGGAATCGTCTACGGGCACTTCTAAAGGAGCAGAAGAAATGAACTCATCCATCAACACGATCTGTGGGACAGCACTCTTGATCACGATCCTGATTGGGGTCTTTGTCCTTGCGTACCAAGGGATGCTGACGGGCGCAGAGACAGTCGGGATCCTCACCGCGATCATCGGGATTGCAGGCGGTGCATTCGCCGTTCAGCAGGGCGCCAAGATCGGGGCAGAAGCTGCGAATACGATCCCGTCGACTGTTGCCGCTCAGATCGAGGCGCAGAAGGAGTAACGCATGCTCGCAGACTTCTCAGTCACTGGTTCAACCATCCTGATCATTCTGGGGATCATCGCTTTGCTGGTCGTGATCTTCAGATGGTTCCCCTGGAGGTAGCGAATGCCACCGACACCAAAGAAGACTGGTCGTCCGCGCAAGACGACCGGGCTGACGGGCTCGCGCCCTCCGATCAACGAGCTCGGCACCTACGGGACAGTCCAGGGCGGACTGGGAGGAGGGGGCGGCGCTCCTGCCTGGTCTGCATACACGGACACGAAGGAATACGTTCCTGACCTCACCTGGCCGCAGTCAGTCAAGGTCTTCGACCAGATGAGAACCGACTCGCAGGTCGCTGCGCTCTACTTCGGGATTACGATGCCGATCCGGCGCTACCGGTGGCTGATCGACCCGAATGGAGCTCCGCCCGACCGTGTCCTGCGTCTGGCGAACAACATGAACCTGGACATCGTGGGTGAGGAGCCGCTCCCGCGTGGACGTATGAAGGACAGGTTCTCTCACGACGCTCATCTGCGTCGATCGCTGCTGGCGCTTCTGTACGGGCACATGTACTTCGAGGACGTCGGGTTCATCGACATGGACAACCTCTGGACACTCAAGCACCTGCGAGAGCGGATGCCCGAGACCATCCAGCAGATCAACGTCAATCCGACGGGCGGACTCGTGTCCATCAAGCAGTGGGACCCGAAGGCGAAGGAGATCCCGGTCGACTATCTGCTCGCCTACATCTGGGAGGGCGATGGCGGGAACTGGGTCGGTCGCAGCCTCTTCCGCGACGTCTACAAGAATTGGCTGATCAAGGATCGGCTGCTTCGCGTCGACGCCATCAACCACGAGCGTGCCGGCGGTGTTCCAGTGCCGGTTGCTCCCGAGGACGCAAACGACGACGACATCGCGATGCTGCATCAGGCTGCTCGCGATTTCAGGGTTGGAATCGACTCAGCGGCCGTGATCCCGTACGGGACGGAGTGGAATCAGATCAGAGCGAGCTCTTCGGACGTCATCGCCTCAGTCAGGTACCACGACGAGGCCATGGCTCGGCGCGTCCTGATGATGGTCGCAATGCTCGCCCAGGGAGGCACGACCCTCGGTAGCTACGCTCTGGGAGAGGTCTTCAACGACTTCTTCGCTCTGGGACAGGAGGCGATCGCCAACTGGTACCGGGATACGACCCAGGCGTACTTCATCGAGGACTACTGGGACTGGAACTACGGTCCCGAAGATCCTCTCGTCCCGATGCTGGTCTACGACAAGGAGACCGACGAATCGCTGCCCACCGAGGACCTCGCGCGTCTGATCGAGGTCGGAGCACTCAGGGCTGACGACGAGCTCGAGGACGTCATCCGCAAGCGTCGGAAGCTTCCGCCGCGCGGAGCAAATCCACGGATCAAGCCTGGCTCAGACCTCGAGGCTCAGAAGGAGCTCGCAGCGTCTCAGCCCACAGCTTCGCCGACGGGCGGAGACACGTCGGGAGGGAACTAGGCGGTCGCTGCTCCCTCCGCCTAGTCTCTCTCCCGGCACCGACCAGAAGGAGGGAGCATGTCGCACAACAGAGCAGGAACAGGCTCGATGGCTGGAAGCATCGGCGGTACGGCCGTCGTGTGCTGCATCCATCAGAAGCCGAAGCGGGCCAACACGAGTGCCGAGTCTGGAGGGTTGGAGTTCAACCCAAAGATCGAGTACGCGCAGCTGTGTCCGTGCTGTGAAAATCTCTTCGCTCACCCGACGGACCTTCCTCACTTCTGTCCCGACTGTAGTCCCAACGGGATTCCGAGGCCGGTTCCAGGAGGCGAGGACCTACCGAGAGGGAAGAACGCATGACAGAGACCCTCGCAGAGTACGACCTGGAAGTCCAGGTGTATCACTGCACCAATTCCGCTTGTGTCCTCGGCTCAGTGAAGGATCCGGGTCGATTCACCGGCGGAATCTCGGCCGAGCAGGTGAACCTCCGGACTGGCCGACCGGTCGAGGAGATGACCAGGGGCGTCGACTACGGAGAGGGGTTCTGCCCTGTCTGTGGCGAGAAGGGCAAGCCGATCGAGCCCAACCCGGACGAGGGCGAAACCGGTACCCATGACTTCGCCAGCGGGCTCAGGGCCGATCCCGACCAGGACATCCACGACAAGGTGCTGGCGGCCGTCGTTGATCCGGATCAGCCGGACGTGGACGTCAACAACGCTCAGGCCGTCGTCGATGAGCTCTTCGCTGACCGGCACCCGGCACCCGAGCCGGAGGTCAGCAACGAGCCCGAGACCGTTCAGGACAGACTCGAGCGGATCAAGAACGGCGAGGTTCTCGCCCCGATCGCAGAGGAGGACGACGATGCTGGCGAATGAGGTCCGCAGGGATCATGGTCGCATCTTCGAGTACTCGCTGATTGAGGCGCTCATCCTCACCAGCTACGCTCGGAAGAACGCGAACAACTTCTTCCGCTCGCAGCTGGACCCGATCGACCTGATGTGCGTCGACTTCATGGCGGAGATCTTCCCCGACGAAGGTCTCGACGTCGTGCTCGGCCAGTGGCCGAAGGACACGACGCGTCTGTCGACGATGTACCTGTTCCTGTTCTCGTCACAGACAGCGAGCACGGTCATCACGTCCGGCCAGGTGATGAACGACATCACCGAGTCCGCCTGGACCAACTACGCTCGCCAGTCGCTGGCAGCGGCGACATGGGGAGCTCAGGCGGCTGGGACGGGTGGTCGGAAGTCGACCTACCCGCAGGTCACCTATCCGACAGTCGGAGCGTCGGGCGGTACGGTCAACGGCTTCGGCATCACCGACATCTCCGGTACGTCAGGAGACAAGGCGATCGCCGTGGCCAACTTCGACGACACGACCGCTGTCGTTCTCGCGACCAACGACGTCATCAAGGTGACGCCGACGGTCCAGTTCAACAACTGAGTTCGCCCAGGGGAGACCAGGCGATGGAGCGCGGGGGAGGGGAATGTGACCTCTCCTCCGCTCTCCGTTAAGGACTGATCATGGGACGGTTCTACTTCGATGGCTTCTCAGACGCGGCTGGGGTCGCGCTGACTGCGCATGCCCCATTTGGAGGAGGCGCTTACCAGAAGGTAACGGGGTCGACCGACATCGTGATCTCAAACGCAAATCGTGCTCGTGGCACCGGCAACGGAGTCTGTCTCTGCATCAATACGGCTCTGCCCGATAGCGCCGACTACGACGTGGCAGGAGCAGTGTTCAGACAGACCGGCGTGGGAGGATGGTGGGCTGCTCTACGCGCGTCCCAGGCTGCGAATACCTGCTATGCTGTCGGGTACACCGGCTCAGGCTGGCAGGTGCTCAGAATCGTTAACGGGGCATCCACGCAACTCGCTACCTTCGCGCAAGCATGGGCGAACAACGAGCAGAAGCAGTTTCGAGTAAAGATCCGTGGCACCAACCCTGTCAACATCAGAGTTCTCGATGCCATCCGCGGTGGCGCCGAGATCATCAATGTCAACGATGCCAATGCCGCACGGATCACCGCAGCGGGATTCGTCGGCATCAGACTCGACGGCGGCACCAACTCTCTGCTCAATCAGCGCGGCTACCACATCGCTAGACTGAATGCCGCTGCACTCCCCGCTGATCCGCGTCCACGTGCTGCACGTCCTGGCGATGGTGTCCTTGGAGCTCGTATCATTGCAAAGCTCAAGGGCGAAGAGCGTAACGAGGAGAAGGCTCGTGTCATGCACGAGGGCGGCGCCCCTCCTGAGTGGCAGCATGTCCACGATGGCGTGACCTACACGATTTCGCTTCCGCAAGGTGTCCAGCTGCGGCCCGGAGGCAACGGCAGACTTCTCCTATTCGTACCGCAGATCGCTTGCGACCCACCGCCTCCGGTGCACCCACTCGAGCCGACAGGCTATCAGTGGCCCAATCCTCCGCTGCGCGTGTTCAACGGCACGGTGCGCGAGGAGCTCGACAATGACGGCGAGCCGTACCTTGTCGAGAATAGCGAGGAGAATCGCCAAGAGGCATTTCGCCAGATGGTAGAGAGCGTGCTCTTCGATCCGAGGGGCGAGTCACAGTGACCGTAACGACATTCTACAGTGAGTCAGGCGACGGCTCGATGTCATCGTACGGCACTGCGACCCAGGCCGAGGATGGCACTGGCTCGATCACGACAACGACCGGAACCCAGAATGGCTTCATCGGTCGTTTCGAGTTCTTCGGGCACCAGTGCCACATGTCATACTGGCGGTTTGTCACTTCAGCGATTGATGACGGAGACACCGTTTCTGCGGCGGTGTTTTCAGCCTACGGGCAGCTGACGCGCGCGAGCCTGACTTGGACGGCGCGGCTCCGCGAGCACACCAGCTGGGACGATCCGATCTCCGTCAACGACTGGGTGACGCCGCCGAACATGAGCGGCAAGACATTGCTCGCCACCTTCGCTGCGAGCGGGTGGGTGACGACCGGGTACAACGCCTTCACGTCTGAGGCCGCGTTCCCCGGAGTGATCAACAAGACGGGCGACACCAAGATGTTCTGCCACAGCAGTACGCACGAATCGCGGACTGCACCTGCAGCAGGGCAGTTCTTCGATGTCGCTTGGTATCCGTCGGAAGATTCTGGTACTACTCGTGATCCTAAGCTCGTTGTCACTCACGCTGCTGCTGGAGGAACGACATACGAGAAGACAGGACTGATGGCGAGCGAGGCGAAGCTCTCAGCAACGAAGCTCGCTGATAGCCCGAGGTCAAACATCGCGATTTCAGCGGCTGCACTCTCAGGCGCGGACGCACGTACGGCCGTAGAGACTGCGTTGGTCATCGCCACTGCTGTCGCTCTAGGTGCAGACGTACATGAAGCTGTGGAGACTGGGTCGATCGTCGCTGCATCTGTTGCATCAGGGAAGCGTGAGATCAATCTCGGTAAGAAGAATATCATCGTCTCCGAAGGTAAGCTGATGGGTGTCGCCGAGAAGCCTAGCGCGGACAAGACCGGCAAGGTCGTGATCGGTGTGGAAGCTCCTGAGGGTGCGTCAGGCGCCATCGACACAGTCACCAAGAATGGCATCCTGGTCGACTTCGATCCGCCAAGTGGTATCGACAACGTCAAGGAGATCAAGTTTGACCCCACTGCCCAGACGTATCAGGTAGGAATGGTCGTAGCTTGTCCGCAGGGAGATTCCGGTGCAATTTTGACGACACCTAACGGAGACATGACAGATACCGTTTGGGACCAGAATCGTGTCAACGATGATGGTTTCTTCACCTGTGTCAAGAGTAGCGGCGATCCCACAAAGTTCTTTAGCTCGAACATGCGGATCGGTGGCACGACTGGCGACGACGAGCCGATCACCACCCTGCCCCGCGATGCGGCCAAGCACGGGTATGAGGATGGAGACATCTTGTGGGATGAGGAATCGCGCAACTACCGCGGAGCTTGGGCGCCAAGCACAGTCTATGCGAATCAGGACGTTGTCATTGGTGGAATCTGGGTTTGGCGTGCTATCGGCGGTGGGACATCCGGATCTTCACCGCCGACTTGGCCCTCGTCATCTCAGGCTGGGAATAACAGCGTCGATGAGAGCTCGGCAGGATTTGGCGGCGATGTGTTCTGGAGCAAGATCGGAGAGCACATCGGAGACTGGGATGCCAATACCGACTTCTTCCCGAACATCTACAACGACGGTAGCGGAAACCCGGTCTACTGCACTCGTCCGTATGTATCGCTTCCGAGTACTCCCACGAAGATTCTGATGCTGATGGCTTCTACTCTTGGTACCTTCGCAACCGCCAGTGCTGAGCCATCTTGGGACGGTGCAGCCAATAACCGCTCGATGTATAAGGACGGTGACATCTACTGGATCAAGGGAAAGTCTCTGTTCGGTGGCGGCTCATCTGTGCAAGCAGAACAGCTTGTAATCACAGGTATTAAAGCTCCAGCTGCACCCGGGAAGATTCTGAAGATCACTAATCTCGGCATTGGTGGAATGCAGGTCGTACTCTCTGACCATGCAACCCATAGGGACTTCTGGGGACTCACTCCGACAGACGTTGACAGCCAGTCAGCAAATCGCTTCAAGTTCTCCCAGAAGTTTCGCGGAGATTTGTACATCAGAGCAGGAGAGTCACGTTGGATCATCTACGATGGGACTCTGGGAGGATGGACGTACTACAACACAGGAGCGATCCTCTCTGGCACCAGAGAGGTCAGCCTGGGCAAGAAGCGGATTGTGATCTCAGCTGCGGTGCTCTCTGGCCACCATATTCCTGAGAACCTCGAGACCGGACAACTAATCTCAACTCTTGCTCTCGCTGGTTCGGTCAGCAAGACAGTCAACAGACAGAATACCGTTGTCTCTGCGCTGGTCGCTCTGGGAGCGGATGCCGCTACGATCAACAAGGCTGGCTCCTTCTTCTCAGAGGGTAAGCTCTCTGGAGTGCAGATTCGTGAGCGGCATCGGGCAGGAATGGCGGTCGCGACCATAGTAGCATCGGGCGCGGATGTTGCTGAGCATCCTGAGACAGGAACAGGTGTCGTTGGCTCTACGCTATCTGGACAGGGGACAAAGGATCAGTCAGCCAAGTTCGGTTTGGTCGCGAGTGGCGCTGTCCTGTCAGGACAGGATGCTGCGACTATCGACAAGACTGGCGAAGTAAGGTCTGAAGCCAAGGCCAGCGGAACAGACTCGCACGAGTCCGTTGAGACGGGCTCTGTCGTCTCTGCTGCTGGTGTCAGTGGCTTCGACTCTGCTGAGAGACCCAAAGCGGGCTCTCCGGTCACAGAGGCGTCGCTGCGGGGGCAGGACGTCTCTGAGCACGCTGAGACGGGTATGGCGAGCTCAGCAGCGGCAGTATCCGGTACTGGAGGCACAGACGAGGCCAAGGGCGGTCTCGTCATGAGCGAAGCGAGCATCCATGGAGCGGATACCGCTGAGCATGCACGGTCCGGTGCTGCCACCAGCGAGGCCATGATGACTGGTGCTCGATCCGTGGAGAGAGGGCGCACTGGTTCCGTCATCTCTGCACTGGTTCTCTCGAGCACTAGGTCTCGCGAGGCTGCTCGGACAGGACTTGTCTCTGCGGGAGCGGTCCTGTCCGGCAGCAAAAACACTCTCCTTAACAAGGCAGGATCAGTAATCAGTAGTCTGGTCTTGCTAGGTGAGAAAGTCTTTGAACTGTTCAGAAGACACGGTCGCTCAGAGGCTGATGACTATCTTCGCGCTACCGGTGAGAGTGAGTTCCTGGTCGGTCACTGCGAAGCTGATGATTGGCTGAGAGCAGAAGGTGAATCGGAGGTCTACATCCCATGACGAAGAGGTACGAGGTCAATAACGAGATCGTTCTGGCGTTCACTGTCAGGAACGAAGACAACGACCTGGACGATCCGACCACGGTCACCTGTGTCGTCCGGGAGCCCGACGGAGTAGAGACAGCGCAGGCTGTCACGAATACAGCCGTGGGGAGATACAGGGCATACTTCACACCCACCAAGGCAGGGACTCACAAGGCTAGGTGGAGAGGGGTGGGCGCCATCAAGGTGCAGCAAACAAGGAGCTTTGTCGCAGAAGCATCGTCTGTGGCGTCACCCTAGCCAACGGCCGGTGGGCCAGCTATACTGCCGCACAGAGAAAGGAGGAGCAATGGGAGTCCAGGGAACGAATGTCAAGAGTTCGGGAGCAGCGAAGCCGCAGATCGGTCAGAACACGAATACACCGAATCCGGTGCCGATCATCCCAAACATCGGTCCGCAGGGTCCGTACTACAAGCAGCCTGGTGCGAACGCTACGACCGGCAAGAAGAAGAAGACGTAGTGCCGGAACTGGTCACAGTCCCGAACGTTCCGATCCTCGAGGTCGGCATCGACTACCCCGCGATGAACGGGCCAGTCTCGTTCACCAGAGAACAACTCGTGGACTGCGTCGCTGCGGCCAACAACGATCCTGCCGTTCGGAATCCGCGTCTGAAGCTTACGCTCGTGGACGATACGCATGGGACTCCGATCACGGAGCCGGCATTCGGGGTTGTGACCAACATGCGCTTCGACGAGAACGAGCAAACGATCTACGGCGACTACGAGGGCGTGCCCGAGTGGCTCGCAGAGGTTCTACCGGTCGCCTATCCCAGCAGATCAGCTGAGGTCTACAGGGGCGTGAAAACGTCTACCGGTGGGTCTTGGCTAGCCGTGATCGGAGCGGTTCAGCTGCTAGGAGTCGAGTGGCCGGGATGCATGTCCCTGGAAGACCTTCCGCTCTGGTACGGGAAGGAAAGACCGAAGGAAGTCGTCCTGAATCTCTCGAAAGGAGGTCAGGTGTCTCAGGTCGAGTTCATGTCGATCAATGTCGACGCAGTTCGTCAGGCCTACTACGAGAAGCTCGAAGGTGATGGGAACTACTCGTGGTGGTGCAAGGCGATCCTGCTCGACCCCAACCAGCTGGTGGTCGAGGACGAGTGGGAGGGAGACCTGTACCTCGTCAACTTCGAGATCGATGGGACCGAAGTGACCTTCAGCGATCCCAAGCAGGTGCAGATCAAGTACGTGCCTGTGCCGAAGAGCAAGACCCAGAAGCTCGTTGCTGCCAACATGATGGCGTCGGGCATCCTGGAATCGGGCCGAAAGGTCCTCTGTAGCTACGCGACTCCCGAGGAAGCGGGTCGTGTCATTCAGTCACAGGAAGGAGCCGAAGTGAACGAGGAGCAGCGCCAGGCGCTGGCTCTGTCGCTCGGTCTCACCGAGGACGCGACGGAGGAGCAGATCAGTGACAAGCTCCGCGAAAACGCGATCGCTGCCCTCGGGAACGGAGCGACATCCACTCAGCCGCCAGACGGCGGTGGCACGACCCCTCCGGCACAGCCGACTGGTACCGCGTCGGGTCAGCCGGTGGGCGGAGACCCGATGGCGGGCACTGGCGCTCCGGCGCAAGGTCCGTCCACCGTCGGCCATTGTCTCTCCAACGGAGCGACCCAGCCGCAGGTCGATGACGACGATACCGTTCGTCTCGACAGGGCTGCGTACGACGCTCTCGTCTCGGGTGCCGAGTCAGGCTCTCGCGTCGAGGCTCGGCTGAACGAGCAGGAGGACAACGCATTCCTCGATGCCGCTCTCAAGGCCGGGAAGTTCCCGCCTGCCCGTCTCTCGCACTGGCAGACCGCGATGAAGGCCGATCGCGAGGGAACTCGCCAGGTCATCGACTCGCTGGCCGCAGGGATGGTCCCTGTCGAGGAGCTCGGGACCCAGCCGAACAACTTCGCCGACACCGGCGGAGAGGCGTATCCCGCTCAGTGGCTTCCGCAGGTGCAGGCTCGCAAGGCTGCGCTCGCGGCTC